GAAGAGGAGCTACAGCAGATGCATACTGAGCGGCAGTTTACCCAGCTGCGCGGTGGCGTCGACATGTTTGCTGACGACGGCAACCATCCGCGCTTTGATGAACTAGGCGACATTATCCACGAAGAAGTTGCTCGCGGATACAGCCTCGAAGATGCCTACCGGCGGGCGGAGTTACTTCGTCCGTACACACAGGCGGCGCAGAGCCGCGCACAGCCGGCGCAGAGCCGGGGCACTGACCGATCGATTTCCGGCGCACCGGCCGCTTCCGGGTCCTCCCCGAAAGTTCCCTCCGGAAAGCCCGCGAAAGCCGTAGGTCGCCGTGAAGCGATCGGCAACGCCATCCGGCATGTCAACGGATCGCTGTAGCTCACCCCCTGTGTGATTTTGGAGAGGCATTATGCCCAACGTAACAACCAATACCGCCTATCAACAGATCCTGTCGATGGCGATCGAAGAGCGATCGTCCAGCTACCAGGACCTTGTGTCGAACGCCAACTGCATTCTCGCCGTGATGCGGCGCAAGGGGCTTTGGCAGTCCTACTCTGGCCCACGCATCCGCCAGACCCTGCAAGTCGGCAAGCAGGTTGCGCAGTGGTATTCGGGCTATGACCAACTGCTCAATCCCGCGATCGATCTGTTCAATGACGCGTTCTTTGATCCGAAAATGGTCGTGGTGCCCGTCATCCTGTCGATGCAGGAAATCCTCAACAATGACGGCGAAAACCAGCTGATGGACGTGCTGGACAGCTACATGGAGGCGGCCGAAAAAGCCCTCGAAGACACCATGGACGCCGGCATCCATAGCGATGGATCCGGTAACGGCGGCAAGCAGCTAACCGGCCTCGCCACCGCAATTCCGATCGTTGTCACCAACACCTATGGCGGCATCGATCGCAACCTCAACACGATCTGGCGCACGTCGACGTTTGACATTCAGTCGGTCAATACGGCGATCGGTACCCAGGCGAACTCAACTACTATTCGGCCGTTTCTCAACCAGATCATGATCAACCGCTCGCGTGGTCGCGACTACGCGGACCTACTGATCATGTCGCCGGAGCATTACGCGGCCTACGATGCCGCCACCATCGCGATCCAGAGGCAGCAGAATGAAACATCTCTGGGAAAATTGGGCTTTAGTGCTCTCGAATACATCGGCGGTGGAAAGCGCGCCGAGATTGTGCTGGATGGCGGCATCGGATCGAACATGCCGGCGAACACTACCTTTGGGATCAATACTGACACCTTGCGGCTGCGTTATAACTCCAACCGCAATTTCGATAAGCTATTTGATGGTGATGGACAGATGCCCATCGACAAGGACGCCATCGCGCAGTTCATCGGCTGGATGGGCGAATTGACCATGACCAATCCGCTGTTCAACTGGCGCATGTACGACAGCAACCCGGCGGCCTAGCCGTCGAGCACGTGGCGCACTCTGGCCGCCGACCGTCTTGAACGGCGGCGGCCATTTTTTCTCAAAGGAGAGCCAAATGCCGATGCCTCAAGTGTATTCCGAGAGAGACCCCGACAAGAACGTTGTCGCGGTTTTCAAGCAGGTCAGCGTGCCTAACCAGGGCAAGAGCAAAGAGCAAAATCGTCCGATCTTCGACGACGTCGACGTCTGTGAAATTCGCTATCCCGGCTCGCGTAATACCGGCGTCTATCCCGCCGAGGGTTTTTCGCATTGGGCCACTGACTTTGAGACCGGCGAACAGATCAAGGTCAGTTATGCGGAGAGATTTCCTCGGCAGTACCGCCAGTTCAAGGAAAGGTCGGTACAGACCAAGAGCGGCACGCCGCTGGAATATGCGCTGTTCCTCACCGAGGCCCGCCGCGCTGAGTTGCGTGCGCTCAATATCTACACCATCGAAGCGCTGTCGGTCGTCGACGGCCAGGAATTGAAAAACCTCGGGCCGCACGGGCGCGACGCCAAGAACAAGGCGATCGAGTATCTGGAGGAAGCTTCCAGGGTCCGCCTTCAAGCTCAGTTGGAAGTAGCCAACCAGCGCAACGCCATGCTTGAAGAAGATATCAAGGTGTTGAAATCCAAGAACGCGGTGGCCGTCGAAGCCATCATGCAGGAAGGCATCGCTGCCGGAGCGGAGGGCGATTTCGACAGTATGACGATGGACCAGCTGCGCGGCTTCATCGAGGCCAATTCAGGCCACGCTCCCGTCGGCAGCGTCAATCGCAAGACGCTGTTGCGGATGGCGGAGGCCTGCAAACCCGTGAGTAACGTTGCATGACGCTTCTCCGAGTGGTGCAGGATTTCTGTCTGCCAACCGGCATCGGCGGCATCACGCCGCCGACGACGGTTTTTGGTGCCATCAATTCCAGCCGCACTTTTCAGGAGATCCTGGCGCTCGCCAATGAGATGGCCGAGCGTATTGCCTACGACACCCGCGACTGGCAGGTGCTGCGCAAGACGCAAACATTCACCGGCAATGATGTTAAAACCGCCTTCGACATGCCGGCCGACTATAAGCGCATGCTGCTCACCGGCAACGTCTGGAAATCCACCAACACCATCGTGCCGATGCGTTTCATTCCCGACACTGACGAGTGGCTGAACCGCCGCACCCGCAACATCAACGATGCTTTTGGCGAATGGACGCTGATGGGCGGCCAGATGCTGATCTATCCGACGCTTGGCAGCGGACAGACCGTGTATTTCGCCTATCTGCACAAGAACTGCATCACGCTGGCGGCTGGCGGCAGCAGTGATGTTTTCCTGGCCGATGGCGACACTTTCAAGATCGACGAGCGCTGCCTGCGGCTCGGCATGCAGTGGCAGTGGAAGGCCAATAAGGGTTCGCCTTACGCGGAGGACCTTGGCACTTACGGCGACGCGCTCACTTCAGTGATGGGCCGTGACAGCCCGGCGCCGATCATTATCGGCCGCAGGCCGCTGTCGCAGACCCAGCTTGGCACCGCTTACCCAGGATTGATCCCGTCATGAGCTACGCTGCATTCCGCCGGGTTGCGGTTCCGCCGCAAGTGGCGGAACAGCTGGAAACGACGACCTTTCCAGCGCCGACGCGTGGGCTGATTTTAAACGAGAACGAGGGCTACATGCAGCCCGGTGGCGCGGTTGTGCTGGACAACTGGCGGCCGACCATGAAAGGCGCCTCGCTGCGCGGAGGGCATGTACTATGGGCAACACTGCCGGAGACGACGCCGATCTATTCGGCGTTCGATTATCAGAGCGGCATCATCCGCAGAATATATTTTGGCAATGCGACCAAACTCTACGACGTCACTACGACAACGCCGGTGGCCGTCAAGACCGGGCAGACGTCCGGCAACTATGCGGCTGCTCAGCTGGCCAATGCTGCCGGAGATTTCTTAACGGTTGTGAATGACGCCGGCGACGCGCCGCTGCGCTTTGACGGCACCACCTGGACGGTTCTCAACGCCGGCCAGATCACTGGACCGGTCGGCTCGGCGGTCGTCGCTGGCGCGAACCTGGTGCACATCTGCAAGTACCGCAATCGGTATTTCTTTATCGAAAAGAATTCGATGAACGCCTGGTATCTCGGGCTCAACGCCATCGGCGGCTTGCTGGCGCAGGTGCCGTTGTCCGGCGCTGCCACGCAAGGCGGCAAGCTGCTGTTCTGCGCCAACTGGTCGATCGACGCCGGCGATGGCATCGACGACAAGATCGTGTTCGGCACTGATCTCGGCGAGCTGATCATCTTCACCGGCAGCGATCCGAGTGTGGCCGCCAGCTGGCGCCAGGAAGGCCGCTACGATACCTCGCCGCCGCTTGGGATGAACGCCACCATCAAGGTCGGCGGCGATCTGCTGGTGGCTACCGTGGACGGCATTATTCCGACCAGCGGCGCCATCACCAAGAACCGCGAAGAGCTGGAGCTTGCGGCGGTGACCCGTCCGATCAAGGTGATGTGGGACCGCGAAGTGGCGGCCAAGCGTGTTTGGCCCTGGACCATGCTGTACTGGCATGAGTACGGCGCGATCTTTGTCAGCTGGCCCGGCACTGACACCGAGGGCGTGCGCTGCGGCGTGGTCAACGCCGCCACCGGCGCGTGGTCGCGCTACACCGGATGGGACGCGACTTGCTTTGTAAACCTCGGCCCTGACATGTTTTTCGGCACCCAGACCGGAAAGATCATGCAGGCCGATCGCACCGGCTTCGACAACGGGATGCCTTACGTGTGCACCCTGGTCGGCGGCTGGGAGATATTTCAGTCACCGTCGCAAACCGTGACATGGTGGCAGGCTCGGGCTTCCTACAATGTCGGCATCGGCCAGCGTTATAACGTGCAGCTCCT